TTTTGAGCATCAGGTATAGCGGTAGCTTTAATATATTGAATCATTTTAGCTTTAGCTTCTTCTTTAGTCACAGTAGGGTTGCCAAGATCTTTACGAGCTTGTGCTACGCCTTCGTCACTTACAGGATATTCTTTATCCGATAATTTTTCACCAAAACCAATAGTAGGAAATCCTTGTGTATCAATATAAACTCTGGACTTGAAATCTTCTTCAGCCGCAATTTGATCGGCAATCTTATTTATGTCCATAGTAAATCTCCTTAGAAGCGAAATGTTTTCTTGTACGATACTCGTTCAGATTCTGGGTTAACTTCGAATTCACCATATTTTTTGTGTCGATAAGCAAGACGATCTTTACCGCCTTCCAGCTTACCACCACCGAATTTACCGAGTGGAAGCTTACCACGCTCGTAATCACGGGCGGCAGCGGCCATAAGTAAAGGTGCTTGGAGCATAGGACGTTCTTCAACGTACGCTTCGGCTGGTTCTACAATGCGTTCCTTAATGAATTTCATTTGATATTCTTCGGGGGTCATCTTAGCAGTACCGTCAGCATACCCCATCGGAGGTACTTCCATCATACCATCTTTAAGTCCGAGAGCAGACATTGCAGGGCCTACTAAGAAACCTGAACCTGGGAGAAGCATGTTAGCACCCATAGCGAGACCACCTTTCAGAAGTGTTTTCTCATCGACCTTACCTTTAGTAAGAAGATCTGCAGCGGCTGCACCACCTATTCCTGAAAGGGCGCTATTCAAAGCACCACCACCAGCTGCCTTTACAGCTTCAGCGCCTGCATCTGCTGCCATGTCTTTAGATATAGCAACACCCGCATCTACCGCTGATTTAGAGGCTTCTTTTGCCGCAGCATCCGCAATAGCACCACTTGTTTGTCCTGTTAATGCTTGAGCGCCTTGATCTTTAGCATAACCAACTACAGGTGAAATAGCTTCATTCATAGCTACACCTTGAACCGCTTGTTGCATAGGGTCTGGCTCTTCAGGTGTCGGAGCAGGAGCTTGCATACGAACACCAGGTTGGATAGCCATCATTTCTTGTTGTTCTTGTGGAGTAGCTACTGCAGCGTCGCCCATGTAGTATCCCATAGGGCTAGCCATTTTAGTACCGTAAGCGTAACCTTTCTTTTGTTTCTCGCGAATCATTGAACGAAGTTTTTCAGTATTTTCTGTAGGGGCGTTCATTTTTTCACGGTATTCTTTCATAAGCTCATCAATAGATCTTGTACCGTCAGCGTAACCTTTACAGTTACACTTACCTTTAGGTTTACCACAAGAACATACGCCTGAACTGCCATCCTTAAGACCCTGAAGAGATCCAAGAGCGCCTTCAAGCTTAGTGCGAGCTTCGGCTACTTTAGATGAGCCTTGTTCAAGACCGCTGGAAGAAGAAGAAGTATTAGTAACTTCTGTTGGGCCTTCAGATACTTGTTGTTGAAACGTATTTAGAAAATCAGTTTCGCTTCCGCCACCTTTATAGCAAATGTGAGAGTTAAGTTTCTTGTTAAGCCACTTATCTTCGGTATCAATAACGATACCCATAATATCTTTAAACATTACTTACCTCCACCACCGCTAGTGGTTTGAGATTGACCTTGAGGGAGACCCGTAAAGAGACCCGCTTGTTGTTGGAGGGCTTGAAATTGTTGTTCAGCTTGCTGTTGCGCACGAGCGCCACGTTCTTTACCGACACCCCGAAGGACATCGATATCCGCCATACCAGCTTTTTGCATCATCCCTGTTTCCCCGCGAGCGGCGGCTGAAGCAGCGCGACGAGCCGAAAGATCTTGAGTATCAAGCTTTGCTAGTTGTCCTGTCAATTCAGCGCCAGCAAGGGCTTTAGCACGTTCTTTACCAAACTGAGTACGACGACCACCAGCTACACCACGTGCGCTAGCTTCACCACCAAGATTCTCAGTTTGTTGACTAAGACGTTCAGCTGCTTGCATTGCTAAGGCATCTTTTTGGTTTTCAAGATTTTGAGCGCCAAACAAACCACGACCAGTTAAAGCTTCTTGTTGCGCTTGAACGCCTGCTTGTCCTAACTGACGAACTTCACCTGCACGGCCTAAAGCAGCTTCTTGAGCTTTTGTTAATGAGGGATCTACATCCGCTAACTGGCCAAACACATTGCCGCTTTGAGAAGCTCTAGTAAGTTGTCTACCATATTGACTAGCAAATGGTTTGAATTCCTTGGGAATTAAAGGTGCTGATGTAGAAGTCTGACGACTACTTCCACCTTTATAACATACATGACCATTGAGCTTCTTATCAAGCCATTTATCGTTGGTCTCGATAACGATTCCCATGAGGTCTTGGAACATTTCGTTTTCGTATTTCATAATTGTTTCCTCAATTATCTGTTTACTCCCCTAACGGAAGTGTTGAGAACAATATCGTTCTCTTCGCTAAAAAGTTTTTTAATGTAATTACCAAACTTCAGACCATTATCGTCTTCAGACCTAATCGTATCCGCCCTCCAATCGGTAACACCGAGTTGAGCGTAATGATTGATAAACCGTCTAAATAACTTTTCAAAGACCTCATGGTATTTGTCATGGGTCATGTCTGTGCAAACATCTTTCATATCTGCAATGTACGACCCAGTGTACCAATTCGAAAAATAACTGGCTGTAAGGAATCCTAACATAACGTTGTTCTCATCGAACACACCTATGCAAAGATTCCCAGACGAAGGGTCTTTAGCTTGTTCGTATAGGGCAAGAGTATTCTTGATCCACACATATTCATTATAAGCGTTATATCCCAGCCCATCGCCTTGATGAGCGCGCGGGGTATTTTCTTTTTCGCAAAGAGCGATAAGTTGACAGATATCACTGTCAATAATATTTCGTATAATCATTGTTGTCCTCAATGTGTAAGAGGGATTCCGAAGAACCCCTCTCACTATTAATCTTTAGATTCACTTCTCGATTCTCGAATAATAAAATCAAAACCATAACCAGAAATACGCCAAGGAGTTTTTCCGACATATTGAATTCCATTAAATTCACCGACGAGATCAGTGAAACAAACGTTCACTAGTCTTCCTGATGAATAAACCTTTTCCGCATTAGCGGAAGCAGGCTTTCGAATATCAATTTTATATTCTTCTTGAATATGAAAAGGTTTTTTGCTTTGAGTTCGAAGCTGAGAAACAGTTTCACCTGGGCTATTAATAGTATTAACGCAAATACCTAAGTCACCTTGCGTAATAAGGGCTTGTAAGTAATTGAATTGTTTTATATTACTAAAATCACCTATAGGTAAGTGTGTTCTTTCTACAAAAGAATCATACGCTGTACCTGTGCTTGTTAACGAAGGTAACTTACAACTATTGAAAGAATAACCAATATTAGAACCTAAAATAACATGATTACTTGTAGTAACTAAATATTGTTGCCTATCGTTAAAGCTACTAGTACTCCAAGGTCTTTCAGTATCTTGCTCTGCACTAGTTACAGCAACTGATGCTGTAGGCCAATTTTCAGGAACAGTCCTATCAGCTTTATTGATATCATTGGCATCACTTGTTTCATCAAAACCAACGGCAAATGAGAAACTAGTATTTGTTAAATCATTAGAAGTAACTGTTACAGTTCCGTCCGCGTTATCTGTCGCATTAAGTTTCGGTACATCCGAGTTAATCATATCAGTAAATGCAAGTCCCAGTTGAGCGGGGGTAGCACTTAACGCTGCCGATTGACTTAGAAAATTTTCATTTTCAAAAGTTAATTTTACTTTAGTACCAACGATATCTGGTTGGCCTCTTTGAAATTCGACACCACTTACTTGTGCAAGCTGCGCAGTCATCGTTAAGCCTGAGCTACCTTCCGTGATAATAGATGAGTTATCAATTGTCTCAGTATCATAAATAACTTCGCTAACATAAATAGCGCGACCATCATTACCTGTAGGCCCCGCATAATCAACATCACGAGCAGTAGGGTGGTTTGCAGGTAAAACGTAATCATTAGTTTTAAAAGTTAAATTAATTACATTACTATTACCGCTATCAACGGCTGCTAACCAATTAGGGTAAAACACAGAAGATGAGTTATTAATTAAACTAACTAGCTCTGAAGTTATGGTCGTATTATTAACCTGAGTCAGCGGAAGCACAACTGTTGTTTGGCTTCGAGGCTCAAACACTCTTAACTTAACCGAAAAAGGTTTACCTTGAGTAATAACTGACGCTGTAGCCGAAATAAGAAAATCGCCATCAGCGTTAGTACCGTTACTCGCGGCTAAATATTGAGTCGTCCACCTAGCTGATGTGTTAACCGCTGAACCTACAATATCAACTCTAGTAGAGCCTGTATTGTTTGTCGCAGAGTAATTAATCGGTGACTGCGTATTATTATTAATTGTATCAACAATTCTTTGGATAATAGCACTCGTAGCTTCGTTGCTTGATAGTAATACGTCTAAAACAGCTGTCGTATTGTTAGGCTCAAATAAACGAAGCACATTACCTGTTTGGCTACCTGATATGCCTGCCCCTGTTAGTACCGCCGTAGAGTTTGGCGCGTCAGGATTAGCATTTGTAGAAATTGAAATAACAAATTCATCTAATGTAGTTTCGTTATTTAAATCAATAACGCCATATGTTTTATTGTTATTTGAAACAGTTGCTTCTGAGTTCCAAGCATTTTGATTACTCTGTTTATTAATATTAAAGTAAGAAATAATGTCATCTCGCAGACCTTCAGCAACGATTGTAGAAGAATCTGTTGCATTAGAAGGGCTATAAGAAGAAGTTAATGCACTATTTACACCATCATCAATAGTATAATTGTAAATAGGAAAAGTAGTTCCTGGAGAGGTTCTTACAGAAGAACCAGCAGCTAAATTTGATTTAAATTTTACTTTGTAATAAAGAGTCCTGGCCGGTGCAGTACCAGTAAAATAAGCGAGACTACCTCTTTGTATAATATCATTATCTTCTGAGTAAGTAAAATCACCTATAGTTATAGGAAACGGAAAACCACCAGCAGTCCCAGTATTATCTACGCGAGTAAATTCATTATCAGTAAAATTAATAAGACCTGTTAAAGTATTACTACTAGTTAAAGTAAATTGAGTAGATTGCCGAAAATTAAAATCAGTAGTACCCGCAGTACCTGTATATCTTTGGAAAACGATGTCATCATTTGAGCTGCCATTCTCTCTTACACGCCAAAGTATTCTAGTATCATAATTATTATTAACAGATTGATCACCCAAAGGAGACTCAAGAAAATCTTTTTCTAAACCAACTCCATCATTTTCTGTAAAGCTTAAAGTTGGATTCGTTGAAGCCGAAACTTTATTCTTAACAGTAATAACAGAACCTGAAGAAGAAGCTGTATACGTTGAATGATTTAAATCGTTAATAGCCGTAGCAATTTCGGTTGCAACAGTTGAACCATTTGTTTCTTGTGGGTTTAAAGCAAAATCAGTAATTAATTGACCGTTATCATCTGAGAAAGAAAACGTTGCAGCTTCTCCAAGACTTACTGTCCATTGGCTTGTACTTTCATTACCTGGGATTTCTAATATCACTGATTGACCAAAACTTAAGGAACCTTGAGTAGAACTACCGTTAACAGATACCTTAGCAGAATCAAACTCAACGTTTGTAGAAACAGAAGAATTACCATTATTAGTAAGTTTAAAATCAGTGTGCTGTTTAGTAGTATTATAAGAAACAGTTGAGTAAGTTCCAATAAACCCAGACTTTTCTTGTGTATTCCTAATTAATTTATCACCTAAATTAAGTGTTAATGCAACACCATTTGTATCTATTGTTGAAAAAGGAAAACCTAAAGTTCCCGAAACAATATCTGCTGAATCTAACAAATAAGACACGGGAGTCGTTGAGGGAGTGTTAAACCGAAAGACAGCAAAAGTAGTTGGATCAGACGAGTTGTAATTAGAGGTAATCCTAATTTCGCTTTGAGTCGAATTAATTTCTACATATTCTATACCCGAAGAAATTGAGGGTGTTGAAAGATTCACATTAGTTGCATTATTACCTGAGGGTGAATAACTTAAAATGCTATTTATTACAGAAACATTAAGATCAATTTCTGGTTTAGAATCCAAATCAGTCGCATCACCAACGCCGCTAACTGGGGCTACAGCAACATCTCCGCTTAAAGTATAATCAGGTATAGTATCCGTCGGGGTATCCACAAGAGTCGTAAGAGTACCATTTTGTTTTAAAAGTTTATTAGTATTTGATAACCTAAAATCAGTATTATCGCCTGTACGAACACCGCTAAGGGTATACGTTACTTCGGGATCAAACATGTCAATATCTGCGCCAGTCCAATAACGTATAGAAGCAGTACCCTCATTTGTAATCGTATTTTTAGCAGAGGTATTGACTTTCCTAAGACGACGACCAGTAGCCGTTGTTCCTGGGCCGCTAACGCTATTAACAACTATTCGCTGACCATTACTATGATTAAACGACAGCGGAAAACCAGATCTTAGGCTGGTTCTAGTTACGTCTCCGTTTCGATTTGTAATAACCAGATACTTATTGATATCATTATCACCAAACGAGTTAGCAGTCATTTGAACAATTATTGTTTGATTATTTGCAGGAGTAAACATACCTGTTGAGCTAGAGAATAGATCATAACGGTAACCAGTAAAAATAATGATCCCATTTTCTCCGTCCCAAAAGTAATCATTACCACTAGTAGAAGTCGCAAAAGAACTACCAGATTTTGATGTTACACCATTAATTGCAGTTGTAGTAAAATCAAAATCAACATCTACAGCTAATTGTGTACGAGAAACAGTAGCGTCTTGATTAGAAGAAACTGTTGTAAAATCAAGTTTTACACCACCAGTGCTAATTTGGTTTTCTAATGTGTACTCCAAATTTTCTTGGTTAGTTGGAATAATATCGTCAGATATTCCTAACGTAGCTTTAGTTGCAAGATACGTTGCGGAATTACTTCCCGTATATGTTAACGCCTCTACTTGATTAGTAGGGGCTGATAGTGTATTTCCTGTTCCTAAGTCTACTGTTATTTTCTGAGTTTCAGGTTGACCGCTTGCGGCTGCGTTACCTACGCCCCCGAATGTTACTGTCGAAGAAGGTAAGCCACCACCCGTAATTGGTCCAATTGTAGAATCTATAACACTTTCGCAAGTGTTAATTGTCCACGTATTATTTTTATAATTCCAAGCAAGATACTCATTACATTTTCCATCAAAAGATTCTTTATTAGGAAAGAAAATTTTAACTTCTGAAGTCATTTTATCTGTAGCTACAAAAGCATTATCAATATAACCTGGATTTAAGTTCTCAAAAAAGTATTCTTTAATACGATTTTCAGCTACTGTTTGAATAGAAGAAGAAGATCCTGCAAAAGTATAGATATCGTCTGAACCAACAACTAAATGTTTTCCTTCAAACTCAGAGACTAAACCAGTACTCAATAAGCCTTGTGATTTCGTAATGTTTTGAACATTAATATTATTGCGAGAATCAATTTGAATTGAGTGAATAGAATCACTAGTATAAACAATTGCTGTACCTTGTAACTCTAAAATGTCTTGAATAGGTGCGGTACTTGAAAGTTCAAACTCATCCGCAGGTTTACTACCAGCAGCTGAAGGATCCCATAATTGCGGAATCTCACCTGGGCTTGCAATAGACGAAACTCTGATTGCACTAGGTAATCTTGTTATATTAGCATTTGGAGTAATGGCTGTAATGTTACCGCTACCGTCCGTTGTCACTGTTCCATACTTAGTTAAATTACCAGCAATCAAAACATCTTTAAAAGATTTAATTACCTTACAAGAAACGTGACCATCAGTAGAAATATCGTAGTTCCAATTAGGGATTTCAACGGCAGTATTTAGTGAACTTTCAATAACATGAGGAGTATGAAAACCGTTATTAACAATTAAAGCGTAGCCACCCGCAACGATATCTGTTTGGAAGTCAGAATCTGAGGTATTAATAAATTCTAAAAAACTAGTTGCGTTAGTATTTAAAGTTAAGTTGGTTGCTGTACCATCAGCTTCTACTGATTCAAGTTTAATTCTATTTGGGTTAAAGCTAGTGTCTCGAATAACACGGATATAACGAGTTTCTGAGGGGTCGGGAAAATAAGAAATCGAAATAATTTCGTCAGTCGAAGAAGTATCTGCAAAAATTTTAGCAGTACCTTTTCGTTTCTCAACACCTTCATTTACGAACCTAATATTTTGTCCATCAGAAAAAGCGTTAGGCGGGAGAACGTGAGGGGCTGCATCACGAATTACCCCAATTTGGGCTAAACTAGGAATTTGAATTTTTTGCGAAGCCATAATGATCTCCTATTTTTTATCGTACGGATTTTTAATTTGAGCAGCTGACCCGCCAAAGTAAAAACTAACTACTAAAGCAAACGCTTCTGATACACCGAACAACCATTCTACTGGAAGTCCTGTTTCAGTTACAATTCTATGAATTATTTCTTTAGTACTAAAAATCCAATACCCACTTTTTTGAGTTTCTTCGAACATCCAAATCCATTCCATCCCACCAAAGATAACGTATAATGGTAGAAATGCTAACAGACCTAAAAGGCCAAGCGCAATAACTCGTCGAGTTGCCGCTCGGAACGGATCAAGGGAAGAAACACGTTCTTCAAATTCAGCTTTAACTTTTACAAGTTCAATTTCTTTATCTAAAGCTTTGAAATAATTTTCGGACTGCATAGCCATAACATCCATTTGATGTTTCTTTTCAGCAGCCTTCATTTCGGCTTGTTGACCAATGAGTTTAAAGACAAACCCACCAGCCCCACCAATAATACCGCTAAGAGCAGTGCTAGACAATCCAAACATTAGTTAGTCCTCGTCTTTTTTAAATCGATCATGCAACAATACTACGTACCAAATAATAGCAAAGCCTGCTGCGATCGGGGGGAGAAAGCCTAAATAGGCAGTTACGATAGTGCCACAAGCGGCGAGGTCTACTAATTCTTTCATTTTTATATCTCTTAAATTAGAGGGCCTTCAAAATTAATTCTAACATTACCACCTGAAGATTGTTTAAATACTTCTTCATTGAGGAGCCGTTGAATTAACTGAGCCGCTTTAGTTTCATATTTTGTTGATTCATTTGTTTCACCAAGATAATCATTAATAAAAGATAGCGCTCCGTAAATAAGAAGGCGTTCTTGATTATCTCTGAGAAAATGTGGTTGTTCTATACCTTTGAAATAAAAAGGATATTGATAAGAACCACCTTGATTATTTGAAGGAACATCTTCACCTGCAATTGGTGTCGTAGCATTAATAAAATATAAAGCTTGGCCTGCTGCTTGGGTCGATGTTTCTAATAAACCATTTTGAAAATTGGCAGAAGTAACTTCGTATTCCGCGCCTAAATCCGAACCGTCTGAATAGTAATAAAGTTCAAATGCATCGCCTTTTTTGAAAGCAGGATTCACTATAATCTTATTGCCTTGACGGGTCCAAAGATTTAATGAGTATTTATTAGAACAATCACTAACAAAACTGCGGTAATCAGCGCGATTATCGTATACTACTGTTTGATTTTCTACAGTAGATACTTGAGAAGAATAAACAGTTGTTTCATTAAAAGAAACAATTTTAACTTCATCATTTAAAGTAGCACCCGAATTAAGAACTACAGATGTTCTGTTTGCAGCCGTAAAATTCGCGGGGTCTTGATAAACACCGTTAACAGTTACTAATACTTTATTTAATTTGTAAGCTAAAGAATTATTATTGTTATCAGTACCTGTAAAAACTGTTTGGCTTGCTGTAGCAGTATACTCAAACGTAGCAATACTAGCACTATCAACAATACTGTTAAATGCAACTACATTTACTTCGTCTTGAGCGTAGGCTGAGCTAGTTAATACAACACTCAAACCATTTGTTGCTGTATACTCTGAAGGCGAAAGAAAAACGCCGTTCACAGTTACTAAAATAGCATTTGGTACATATTGTAATTGATTACCATCATCATCCGCACCATTAAACAAGGTTTGCCCTGTAGTTGCTGTGAATGAATAGGTCTCTGTTCCTGCTACATTAGATGTTGCGCTGCTAAGTTGTCTTAACGAAATAAACTCTTTAAGATCACTTGGAACGTTAAATGTATTTCCATCGTTATCCGCTTCAAATGTATAAATTTTTTCCATACCTTGAAGACGAAGTTCACGATAGGCTGATTCTGATGCATATGTTAATGAATCTTTAATAATAGAATCAGGAAGAGACTCTGAATCCCTATTGGACCAGTCTCGCACTTTAGTAACAAGCGCATCGTAGAGAGGTGTAGACATAAGAGCCTCCTAAGTACTTACAATGAGGTCGGGATATTCAGACATAATAACTCTTTTAAGTTTTTGTACTTCTTCCTTTGTTTTCATAAACTCAGGATGATGAATATCGAGACCGTGATTTTCCATAATTTCAATTGCGATCACATCAGGTATTGTTGCAAATTTCCTGTAGTGACCTTTATTAGCTTGAGGGGTAGCTGCTAACTGTTCCCTTTCAAGCTTAACTTGTTTGAGAAAAGGTGCGAGATCCTGCGTAACACGCCAGTCTGCTGCAACACCTTTATCAAAATAAACTTCGCCCTTCAAGTTAACGTCATTAGGGTTAACTCCAGGGGTAATATCCCATTTCTTCATTGTCCTCTCCTATGAGAATTAAGATGAAAGAAGTTCATCAAAAGTGCCGTTACGACCTAGATGGCCAACTTTAATAACAAGGGTAGCTGTAGTATAAGCTGTACCTGCTACATCAGCAGCAACAATAGTCGTGTCATTATCACCAGTTACTACAAAGGCAGTATCATTAAGCTGATAAAAATAACTTTTATTCGCTGCAATTCCACCAGATGTTGTGCCTGTCGGATTTGTAATTTTAAGAACTAAAGACATAGTTTTCTCCTAGAATAAAGGGGGAGACCCCGAAGGATCTCCCCACAAAGATTACTTGAGGCCGTAGATAGCGCCTGAAGCTTTCGGGTTTTTGCACTCAAGGGTAGTCTCTTCAACGAGCATACCAACAGTGCTATCACCTTTTTGACCTACGTCAACTTCGCTCATCGGACGAAGAGTCGCGACAGCCCAGTAAGACGGATCATAGATGAACGCAAATGCGTTACCAAAGGAAGTGTTTGCACCACTTGCTGCATAATCAGCAGGTACATTCAGACCCATGATGTAGTTCGGTACAATGGCGAGATCGCCAAAGTCACTCATGTATACGTCAATCGACTGACGCAAAGAGCCAGACTCATCGATGTTACGGCGAGTGTTTACGCCAGAAGCGTGTGCCAGAGCAGAAATGTCACGGCGGACTTTCGGCGAGGTCATCAGCGTAGTAGCGTTACCGCCTTCTTCGTAGATGCCTTGCATTACCGTGTCAATGTCAGCCAATGTGATTGCATCATAAGCATCGGCAGAACCAGCAACAATGCCAGTCGAGCCTTCGCCTTGATCACCAGTAGAGGGGGCAGCAACATTGATAGTTGACGTACCAGCGTCTTTGTAGACTACGGTGTCAGTGTTGTTGACCCATGCGGTGTAACCACCCATCGTACGAGCGCCAGAGCCGCTAGCGACTTGGTTGCTGTTTACGATGTCGGCTTCTACGTCACGACGCAGTTCTGTACCGCGCTTTTTCAGCTGGTAAGCATACTCATCAGCAACACCAGCTTGGTCTACAGCACGTTTCGTGCCAGAGACAGCAATGGTTTTACCGTTGATTTGCGTAAAGTTACCAAGACGGGTACGATTAGGACCAGTCTTATAAGCTTCTGCACCCGAAGCGCCATCGGCGTTAGAGCCAGATCCGTCCGGAGTTGCATAGTCAGCACCTTCGATCAAGCGGCTGTTGCCAGGAGCTTCGAGGGTGTCAGTTTGCCATTCGTGGTATACGGCAGTCGCTTTCGACTTGCCAATGCCAGAAGTGAATGGGGTTTCGTCACGTGTGATCATGCTAATAAAGTTAGCTAGATCTTCACGTTCGGATACGCTAGAGCTGCTTGTGCCAGAGGCAATGCTAGCAGACTGGCGAGTAGCATAAGGGTTAGTTGCCATTTTAAATCACCTGATTTTTATTGGTTTAGAGATTTGGAGGCGTAGTTACGGAGAAAAGCCATTTGTTCATCTTGTGACGCTCCATCGCGGAACGCACGAGCCTTAGTCATCTTGTCAGCATCCTGTTGTTTCTGTTGAGCTGGTTTAGCTTTCTTAACAGGGGCTTTCTTAACGACGGATTTAGCTCGTTTCTTAGCACCAGTTTTGACACCATTCTTTAATTTACGGTAGTCGTCTAGCGCTTTAACAATTGACACATCAGCCACGGTTGCCATGAATTCTTCAGACAAACCAATTTCATTACCAAATCCCCGAAGGTCTTCTGCATACTTATCGTCGTATCCAGGAATTACTTCTTCGATTTCAGTAAAGAATTGCTCTACTTTAGTATTCCATTCTTGGGCTTCAGCAGTTTGCTTTTGCTCAAGAGTCTGGGTTACAACCGCTTCACGGCGATTGCGAGCTTCCCAGTAGGCTTGTTGTGCTTGCTCACGTTTATCTTTAAGTTCAGTAAGTTCAAAGGTATTACCCTCTTCCCTTGCCTTAACAATCTCGGCATCGAGATTATGATATTGTTGTGCAAGCTCTTGCTCATTTGAAGCAAGCATACCATTAACAGCCTCAGTGAGACTTACTAGTTCACCAAGACGTTGTTCTCGCTCGGCTTCGATTTCTTTCCGTGCTTCGCCTAGTTCGCGACCCTTCTTTGAAAGATGTTGTTCCGTAGCATATCCCTTGCGAAGTTCGGCAAGTGATACGAGGGATTGTTCACCATCAATGGTTACGGGAACATGAATATCCCAATCAACTTCGTCTTCTTCGTAGGCAGTAACTTCGTCGGTAGCGTCCTCATCGGAGGCATCTTCGTCATCACTGTCTTCTTCAGACTCTTCATCAATCTCTTCATCATCATCATTCACTGACTCGTCTTCATCCATTGGGTCTTCTGAATCCAACTCGTCAGGATCGCCTGTATCTTCCATCTCATCATCGGGTAGAGATTCTAACTGGGGAACATCGTCTTCCTCTAGGAATTCGGTGTTAGATAGAATGTCAGCCAAGATGTCGTCTTCAGTGCGATCGGTATTAACATCAGTAGAAATGGCATCCTCTTCGAGGGTAGCGACTTCGTTTACTTCAGTTTCATCCATTATTTCTTATCTCCTTTTGCTTTGGCGGGTGCTTTCGAGGGTACAGCCGCTTTAGCTTCTAAATAATCACGAATAGTAATCATATTGCTCAACGTATTAATAGTATCCAGAATTCGTACTGGATGTTGTGCAATCATTTTAATATCGCGTTCGATAGCTGCACTTAATGCAACTAGAGCTTTTTCTTCATGCTCATTCATTAGTTATTGTCCTCTGTAATGTGTGGAATGTTCTTCCCATAAGTTTCAATAGCGATTAACTTCTCTTTTAAAGAGCCTAACCCCATAGCTGTGCTATATAAAAATTCACGACTCTTAGATTCGTGTGGGTCAGTTTTAAGCCATTCAACAAAAAGATCTACTAAGACCTCTCCATAGGCATCGTTAAAGAAATTTTCACGTTCCCGCGAAGAAAACTCTGCATTAACCAGAGCTTCCTTTGCGAGTGTGTCGGGATGAACTTTACCAGTCAGCTTCTTCTCAGCTGTCTTTTTGTACTTGTCCATTTATATTTGTCCTTGTGCCATCATCTCAGCCATCATAGCTTCTTCTTCTTCAGAAGGAACGGCAGACGCTGGGGAGACGGGTAATTGATTAGACATGGCCTGAATGCCCGTCATAGCGAGTTGAAATAACTCTTCAAAGTCGGGGCGAGGTGGTAAGGACATGCCATCTTTAGCAGCTTCCAAAGCAAGTTTAGACCATTCTTGGTTAGACTTGTCAAGGGCTACTGCCAGTTGTTTAGTGTTATCTTGCAGAGAATTATCTGCTTGAACTTGTGTATAACGAACATTAGCTTCGTTCAAGGCCATTTGAGTAGCTTGCATTTGTTGTTGCATTTGCTGCTCTACCTGAGCCTGCTGTTGTTGTTCGGCCATAGCTGCTTGAGCTTGCTCTTGGAATCCTGGGTCTTCGTAATTCTGAAGATACTTCGTAGGATCAAGACCCATAGCTTGAATGGCTTCATAAGCAAGTGCCAGACCAGCTTCGGGTTTAACCGCCATCCCTTGTCCCGCCGCTTGAAGGGCGGGTAAGATTTGTTGTCCGATGTTCGTAACCTTTTGGAGCCGCGAGTCATTGCTGTTTTCTCCAACATTAATATTTACTTCAACATCCATTGTTTCTGGGAGTTTAGAAACATCAACCATGCTATATACACCCGTAGAGGTAGGCGTGTTATACAAAGTTTCTTTCATATTCTGTCGCATTAAATGGTAAACACCAAGTATGCAACGCTTAAACCCAGTCTCAGCAAATCGGCGTACAATGTGTTGAATACGCTTCTGAGCTGCTGACTGTACTTGAGATACTTTTTGTTCACTATTACCTGATACATAAAGGGTGTCGTTAAGCCCTTGTGCAGCCTTCGACATGCCTGTCGCTTGTTCCTTGTGGAGTTGTAAGAACTCAAGGAGCGGCACAGTACCCGCAGACATAGCTTCGGGGGGCATAGAAGAAACCGCTGCAGCTGGATTACCATTGGTAGCAATCAACTGCTTTGGTTTCATATTTTGGAGTGCGCTGAAATCGACAACATTCGGGTCAGCCAGCTTCGGAGAGTAGTTAGTAAGATAAGTATTCTCCACGAACCCCCGTAAGATAGCTGTGCTTGCCAGAGTTGACGATCGAACCATATCAGCCATTGAAAGACCGTAGAATTCATGCGGTACTTCGAAGGGGCTAATAGCTGCCAACGGAACCATGTCAATATCTTCTTCATATAAAATATGATTTCCAACAGTAATAATGTGTTTAAGCTCTGCTACACCATCTCCATCACGATCTACTCGTAACCAAGATTCTGTAACAGATACTTCGGTATTAGCTTCAGTACCAAAGAGGTCACCTACATTAGGCTCATCATAGTACTCTTGGCCAGTAACTTCTTTGCGTACCGAGCGTTCTTCGCTATACACATCAAATTGCTGCCCAATAGAAGAACCAAGACGATCCCAGTCTTCTACACTATCAGCAACATCTGGCCATTGTTTTCTAATTTCGGAGCGGGTCATATCCCGTTGAATAGCAATAAAGCTTGCATCTTCAATTGAAGACGCATCCCGATCAATACGAAAATCTTCTGGCGGAACTACTTCTAGTTTAACACCAGACTTATCAACTTTACGTTTGATACGAACATCTTTGTAAACAGCTTCTTCAATGTTAAAATCGTTTTCAAGCATTAAGTCGCCAACGATTTCTACATTATCATCTGCCAAGAGTTCATCAAGTGCAAGTTGATTAATGCTTTCGTATTCTTCAAAACGGTATTCATACTCTTCACAATAATCCCAACGGATAACTGCGGTCTTCCAAAGAAGAGCCGACTTAACCCACGTATTAAAAATACGCCAGCCATCGTTCTTTTTAAAGATGCAATAATTAACTACATCGGAAGCTTGCTGCGACGACATAAGCGCTGCAGGGCTTGTAGAGTATGGAAGGAAACGTGCTAGCTTTTGGTTCTCAAACATAAGTTCTGAGATAATAGCTGAGTACGCTTCAATAACTTCGGTAGTATCTGAAGCAACAATGCTCGATACACCTTGAGGTGAAAGATGATCTTTAGCTAGACCAGCATACTCGTAAGTAGCTTTAATTCTTTCCCTAGTAAGATCGGATGAGCTAAGGAAGTGACCTACACTGTGCATCACGCCTGAGTCAATCATATTGACCAGTTGATCGTCAGTAATAGCTTCCTGATAGCCCTTTGCTTTTTGTGCCATATCAATGACTCCTATCAATCTATCTAAATGAGGGTTTTCTCTCTCCACTCGATGACCCTCAACGAGCGAGGACAATGGAGATTACTGAGGCTTCTCGCCGCGAATGTTTAAGTTAACACTCTTCGTCGGCTTAGCCTTGTCTTCTTTAGTCCGTTTAATAGGACTATTCATAATTTTATTTAACTGTTTCTGTTCAGATCCAGTTACTTTACCGAGGTATGGTTTAGACATTAAAACTTTCCCTTTAAATGTGGATCAATAATTAATCGATCAATCTGCGGATGCTCTATATCCTTTTCTTCAATTGGCCCTTTATATTCAACAAACTTTTTGTATTGAATTTGCAAACCCCATTTTCGTTTTCCAGATTTAGTATCATTAAAATTGTAAGCACGACTAATTGTAATCATACGATTAAATAAAAGTACCCCAATTTCGTTGTTAGTAAACCCCATTTCAGGGTGTTTAGCTACCCATCCGTACCATTGCCCTAAGCTCAAAAAGAAAGGACCTAAAAAGTAAAGTTTAAAATCGGCAAACATTTGACGTTGGCCTTTAGAACTGTCTGAACAGCCTCGTCCACCGCCTTTTACTGCGCCTTTAAACCAATTATACTTAATAAAAAACCCCTCGCCTAAAGCGCCGTTCTCTACTAAATTACCTTTGAAAGCTCGAGTGGAAGTCTCGATGTTAAAATGACGAACATAATAATGTGTAAAAATATATTTAATCACGGTAAGTCCTAAAGATGCGTGTATCTTCGGTAGCCGTTATTACCATTGAATCACTAGAAAGTTTGTACATTTTAAAGGCTTCAAGGTTTGTTCCTTCCTTTTCTACTTCAGAACTGAAAACAACATAACAGTGTTCGCCTTCTTTCTCTATAGTCAAAGATTCACCTGCTTTAACGTCGCGAAGCTTCGGTATCCACGCATCGTAGTCTTCATCTAATCGAATAACGCAAAGAAATGCCGAATCGTCTTCTTGAACTTCCAGCATAGTCTTTTCGCACTCAATATTATAGATTGCGGGAGGGTCAGTCCATTCTGTTAAGCTATAATCAACTTTAGTTTTATACTCTAAACGATTATCAATTAACTCTAATTCATAACGACCACTTTCGTTTTCTAAAAGATAATCTGCGTATTGAGTAACTGCTGTCATATCAATAGGTTCTTCTAAGTAATTGTATTGAGTAACCGAACCTTTAACTAAATACATGTTCTGCGAGCCTAGTGTTAGCTTATCGTATTTAGGGTGATATTGTTTGCCTTCTGAATGAGCGAAATCGGAATAACCTTCTCTTGCGAAGTAATTACCTTTCTTCATATTGATAGCAGGGTGGAACGCTAGTTTATCATCTAATACTTTTGCGTTGCCATGGAATTTAATGTCTGTTGTAAGAGTCATAATGTGTCACTGTCCTCGTTGACGTAATATGTATCGTTTGGATCTTCCGCACGTTTTTTAACCCACGGAGCAAAACCAACTTTCCCATCGCTGACAGGAGTGTCGGGTCTTTCTAATAATCCTTCTTTAACTTTTTCGGGTAAATCTTTTTTCATTATGCAGTACCTCCAGCGGTTGTACCAGAGCCTGTAAGTGTAACTGTATTAGAACCTTTAACAAGATAACGACCAGCCGAGCCTGCTCCACCACCGCTACCACCAGCAGCGCCGTTTGGTGCGAGTGCTGGGCTTCCGTTAGTACCTGCCCCACCGTTATTACCTGTAGAACCTGCTACGCCGTAAGCACCGCCGTTACCACCTGTACCGCCATTGCCGCCATTGCCTGCTGGGCTAGCATTCGTACCACCGCTATTACCAGCAGCGCCGTTAGTATTAGTTTGATTGTAACCTTGCCCTAATCCGCCAGCACCACCGTTACCTCCAGCATCGCCAGTATAGTCGTTAGTAGTTGTGCCGTAATAACGAAGATATACATTGTATCGAGTGTACGAATACGCAGGGCTTCCTGGGCTACCTGGACCAAATTTAGTAGGTGGGGTTGGATTAGTTGCGGGTACATTAGTAGTTCCCCTGTTCGTACCTCGATAAACTCTATCGGCATTCGGAAAACCACTAGCACCTACAGGGCTTATTGCTGCACTCGTTGTACCATCTGAGAAGCCTGACGCTTCTGATGTGCCACGCCAATACGCGCGATTAGTAGCACTGTTACTATACCATATCCAATAAGAAACGGGGGCTGAAGTAGAGTATTCTTGAGGGGTGTACAAGGTATTAGTGGTAGTAACTCGACCATTACCGCCTTGACCACCGCCTCCAGCGCCGCCTCCGCCTCCACCGCCACCACGGATATTACCGTTATTAGTAATGTTCATAGTTTGGCTAGAGTAATTAGCATAAATAGCGTCTCCACCAGAACCCCCAGAACCGCCTGCGCCACCACCCGCATGGGTCGTATCACCAGCACCGCTGGAACCCGCCGAACCGCCAAGCGCATCGATGTCGCCATCGTTTACGAGTGTAATAGTAGACCCATCAGGGAAGTCGCCCCAAGTGATAGCCGCATTATTCGGTGCGCTAGATGTAGCACCAATAGTTACGCCGCTAGCAATCGATACTCGATATACTGAAGATGCACTTTGAGTTCCATATACAGCCTCAATAGCTGCAAGGAGATTAAGATTAGTAGTATCAGCACTAATAGTAACGCCAAGTTCCGCTACTGAACCGTAGAAGTCGCTGAAAGATATTTCGCCAGAAGTTGCAATATTTGAGTTGGCTCCCGCATCAGGTACGTTAGCACCATTGCGGTAGTACTCAGAAAGACTGTGAGGGGCTTGGCCACCAAATTCGCCTACAATATCTGTAGTAATCGATAGGGAGCCTGAAGATTTGACAGCCATAGCCACCTCCTTAAGAAATAGTTCCGAACGCAGTAATATCGTCTACTGTTTTAAGCGCACCTGTAGTGCTTAGTTCTAGTACTTTAGTTGTTCCATATAAAATTTCAAGGTTACCAGAAGCGTCTACTTGGAACTTCCAATCTGTAGCTGCATCTAAAACAAGTTCATCTGTTTTAACGGTTGCTGCATCAAGCACATCAGCCGTGGCCGTACCATTAACATCAACGCCTGTGCTGGTTATTTCCATTTTAAGGGTATTACCAGTACTAGTATTATAGAAGCGTGTTCTTGTGTTTTCAATGTCTAGAGAATTAGCCGTATCAGAAATAATACCAGTAGTACCAGTGTGATAGATTTCTAAATCATTACCGAAGATGGCTTTGTCATTGTCGCCAAAGGTAACATCCCCAGTAAACTCTCCGTTACCAGCAGTAACAGTACCAGTAGCAATAACATTACCAGCACTTACGTCACCCGTAAGATCGCCAGTCACATTACCCGTAACGTTACCTGTTACGTTGCCTTCTACGTTAGATACTAAAGTACCTGTACTGTAAGAGGCGTGGGCTGTATCAATAGTTCCGTCGGGTGTTGGATCGTACTCGTCTACGAGTTTCCATTTTGAATCTGACACATCATACCACATACCCATGTGAGTGTAACCAACACCAGACGTACCAGTGTTTCTGTTGGTCCAATAACCTGTGTCAACATTAATTGGAGATGCAACGCCAGTCCATTGATCGTTAAGTGTGTGACCAGTAGCCGCACCGAATTCGACCGATATGTTGTCGGCAGAATGAATTAACTGTTCGTTAGTAGTAATATCTACGTTACTTACAATAGTCGTAGCGAAGTTATCAGTAGACACTGCGAATGTATCTACGCCACCAGTACCGCCGCCTACGCTATCAATTTTAACGTAGTACGTAGTTGGTACTGTACCTGTAAAGTGTCCAGCAAAGAACGCATCATCAAGACCAGTGCCGTTAAATGTAGTACCAGCTTCACCAATGGCGTTACCTTCGTTAAGGCGGAACATTGGAGAACCTGCTGTAACGTCTGCTGAAGACACAGTAGTAGTCGTACCAATAACCGTTAAGTCACCATCAATTTGAAGATCACCACCAACGTGAGCATCCGTTTCAACTCTGAAAGATTGTACCGCATGGAACTGCCTGTTAAGCAAGATTACACCATCAGTAGCATCTGAGTTTACAACGAATCCAAGACAAATAGGAAAGTTAGGATAAGTAGGAGCAGCAGTTTGAAGCGCCCCAGGAGTTACCCCAACAAAAACATTTGTGCCAGCAGTTAAACCTGAAGTATCTAGGCCATCAAGTTGACCCGTGATAATACAGTAACCGTAAGAATTAGCCGCTATGTCGCCTGCCAAAAGACCTTGCGCGTTATACGCAGTAGCGCTTGTACCATCTGCAAGAGCAACTGTAGGTACTTCAATAGAACCATTTGAATGGCTCCCAGAGAAGTAAACAGGTTTACCTCTGTTAAGCGTTGATCCAGTATTGTTGTAAACGCGTTGGTGTTCTTCAATACCTATTTCGTGAACTACATCATTAACATCGCTGTAGTAGTTAACAGTTTTATGAAGATTATCATACCAAAGCAAACCTTCCTGATAAGAAGGATGCGCTGATTGCGCTGTCATTTCAATGGTCTGACCTACTTCAATAGTATCAGCATCTACATTACCTGTAAGATTACCTGTTACATTACCCGTTACTGCACCTGTAACATCGCCTGTTACATTGCCTGTAACATTACCCGTAAGATCGCCCGTAACGTTACCCGTCACTGCGCCCGTTACATTACCTGTTACGTTACCTGTGAGGGGTCCTGAAAATGCGTTCGCAGTTATAGTGGCTGTACTCGTCGTATCTACGTCTGAACGAAGAAATTGAAGGCTATCTAAGCCATCAAGCGTACCAGCATCTGCTGCGCCTTCAATTACTAGAGATTGAAAAGCAAAGCCGCCATTCCCATCTGTAATAAGATATTGGCCTGCTAAACCATCAGTTACCCCTAAGTCAGTAATCGAAGTCGGAGTACCTGTAATGTTCCCATAATCAGTGTAGTATGTACCATGCTGACCATCAAGGAGATCTGCATCGAGACTTGTTCCAGCACCGTCGTTAGCGGTAATAGTATTCATCAAAGCTGATGAGTTTGTAAAATTAGCGTAATCAAGATAGTAAGTACCTTGCTGACTATCTAAAAGATCTGAATCAATACCCGAACCTGGGCCATCAAAAGTTTGAATGGCACTTTTCATTGTATTTGGATTGTAAGATAACGTAATAGCGGCGTTGTCGCTAGTAATAGTTGAAGCGCCAGTTACATCACCATTAAAACTAATAGTAGAAGCATTAGTACGAGTTGTAGAAATATTAACATCGCCTAAATTAGTAAGCGTACCTGAACCTGTAGCAAAACCGCTAATAGTAATTGTAGGATCAGGTAAGTTAGTTAGATTTCCATAATCAATAGCACCTGAAATAGTGCCTGAAGCATTTAAGTCACCCTGAACGGTGAGGCTAGACGTAGTATCAGCTTGATCTGAGCGAACATATTGTTCCCCAGAAGCGCCATCGAGACTCGTGGCATCTACATCTGCAGGAGTCGAATTAAGGAGATTCGACATATCTCTTGTTTTACCCATAATTCTTCTCCTAGAATGTTACTGATTGAGTTAGCGTTCCAGCTATCTCAAGATTACCGTTAGATGCTAACCTAAATTTTAAAGCACCATTATGACTTATTAAGAGTTTTTGATTACTATCTTCCGTAATAGTCCAATTAGAAATATTTACGGAAGCCGTAATGGATTCTAATTCTTCAACGGCTAATGTAGTTTGTTCAGCCCAAGAGTCTTGATCAACAATTCCTGTAATTGGTGGTTTAATTACTGCCATTTTCTAATTCCTCAATAACGACTTCAAGTTTATTGATGCGTTCCTGAAGAAATTCAATCATCATATCTTGTTTGGAGTCAGCAGGTAAAACGCCAAGCTCTCCGCGAGGCCACTTCACTCGAAACTCGCTATTCATTTTAGTGTAAACAAGTTGTTTATCCGCTTCATTCTCAAGAGAGTTAAGCCGTTCTACAATACCAAAATAACCCCACACAGC